TTCAAAGCACCTGTCAAAGTAGCAGTGCCCATTACATGAAGTTTAGCACTAGGCGTGGCAGTTCCAATTCCAACATTCCCATCACCCTGAATTACTAATTGGTCATTTGAATGCCCTGGAGTAGCAGCATCATCATAACCTAGATAAAACCTTAATTTATTATTTGCTAGGGTTGTACTATTGTCTAGTGCAATAATTCCATAGTAGTCATTAAAATTTGGATTTGTTTCCCCTTGACCAAGGGCAATCTTCACAAAATTATTTGCAGAGTTTACAAACTTTGCCACAGGAGGAGTTAATACTTGCGAAAATGCTGTTGCACCTCCTACTTTAAGAAATGCTGCATCAATAAGCCCATAATAACCACCTGCAGAAGCATAAAGAGTTCCATCAGGGTTAATTCTTAATGCTTGATAGGTATCTCCATTTGACTTGCTAATTTCAAAACTTAATCCACCATAAGTAGAAGTATCTGCACCCCATGAATTAATTTTTCCATAACCTGATTCAAAGCCTATACCTATTTTGCTTGTTTGATTAGATGCAAAGGCTGAACCAAAAATAGAAGTAGTCCCAAATAGTGTGTTTGATAAAGTTCCACCTGTCAAAGGAAGGTAAGCACCAAGATCAGAAGTCAAAGCCAAAGTTCCATCTGAATTTGGCAAAGTATAATATCTTACCGCTGCATTGTTCCATTGAAGTACACCTCCATTGACTGAACCTTTTCCGAAATAAATATTATTTTGATTATTAAAACCAAATATATTTGAACTTGCAGAACCTGAATAAAGACTGCTTGTATTTCTAAAGAAAGAAGGCTGATTCCCGCTACCTTCAGAACCAAGATTGAATCCTACTGTAAATGATTTATTTGCAGTTATTGATTGACTTGTATCCGTAGTTACATAGTTTCCCGCAGGCTGCTTATTATTGAAAGTAATCCAATCCGCACTACTTAAAGCACCTCTATTTGAAGCACTTGCCGTAGGAAGATTGAAGGTGTGGGTGCTTACAGAACTGATAATCCCGAAGTCATTACCGCTTGTCCCTGTGGCGAAGTTCTGCACCTGTGCCGTCAAGCCATTCAAGGCAGTCAAGCCTGTGGTGAATGTGGTAATGATTTGGCAAAGGGTAGCATTCTCTGTGTGAAGGGTTATAGTCCTTCCTGAGTGAGTTACATAGTACCGAAGTGCTAGTCTATCAGTCAAGGCTAGGCTAGTAGTAGGCACTGCCAAAGCACTAAAGTATGGAGTGGTAGTAGTACCGAAGGCAATCAGTTCAGGTGTTGCTGAATTGGATGCTATCAAGGTAGCCGTACCTCCTGAATTTACCTTGTAAAGTTCAATGTAGAAGGAAGGAGTACCGCCTCCTGAAGATGCCTGTAGATAGGTTTCAAAGTTCCAATTTCCCGCAGGGATTTCAAGCAAGGCAGGATCACCTGCATCTGTAATGAATGAAGCTATATAGCCATCAGCAGCTATAGTGAAGTCAGTGCCTGCACCTAGCACAGGGACTTTGTTCATTTCTTGGTAGGCAATACCTCCGATAGTACCCTGAGATACCGAACCATTTAGGTAGTAGTTAACTGATGAACCACCACCTCCACCGCCTGAAGGAAAGTCAGCCAAAGAACCATCTCCCCTGATGTATTGGGATACTGTCCCTGCACCTGTCACGCTAATATTACCGCTTGCAGTCACAGGGCTATTGGATACCACAAAGGCTGAAGGCATAGATAGACCTACAGAAGTGACACCTACATCTAGGTTGCTCTGCATCCAATCCTGAAGAGTTGATACAGTGACCTTGTTTGTGGTGGTAGCACCGCTTGCTACTATAGGAAGGACATCATTATTTGCAATGTTTACCCTTTCAACTAACTGACTTATTCTCTTATCTGCCATAATTCTTAAATATAAAATCTATTTACTCCGTTTTCCTGTAGCATATAGGCATCATTCTCAAGAAGGATGAAGTCATAGTCCACAGGGCTGATGTTCCCAAGTATCTTAAACAATGAAACATAGCTTAATCCGTTTGCAATCGGATTGTATTTATCCACCTTTTCAAGTTGGAAGTAGTGATTCCCTACCTTGATGATCTTGCGAAAATCCAAGTTCATGATGTCAGTAGGTGTCAGATAGAAATAGCCTTCAAGAAGTCTGCTGTTCCGATCACCGATTGAGTCAATCAGCCCCTTGTAGTATTCTGTGTATAGGTTACTATTCTGAGGGTAGACACCAATAGAGAAATATACTTCCCTAGGTGAAGCAAAAAGCACATCATTTGAAGGCTCTGTAGGGCTATCCAAGTGACCTGCATAGGGGTAGGTATTGTATGCTGTATTCCCTGCTGCATATTGGATATTCCATGAAGTAGTAGTCACACCTGGAAGGAAGTAGGCTATCCTTGGCTTGAAGTTGTCAGGGATTTTCACCCCATTTTCTACCTTGTACAGGTGGATCATGATTCTGCCTGCTACCTCTTCCCTAATCACAGGTGGTGCAAAGATCACCTTGACAGTCTTTGTGTCTAAAATGAAATCATTGTCAATGATGGTTCTTGATTCCCCATAGACCTGATTGAATTTAGTCCTGTAGAATTCAGACCAATAGTCCTGATCATTATCAAATGCTAGCCTGTATTCTTTCGCTGATAATTCACTCAAAGGTGTGATGCTTATCTCCTGACCTACATCTAGTTTGTCTGACCAATCTAGGGCTTCATCCTTGAAGGTTTGGTAGAACTCATTGTAGGGAATAATCTCTAGGACATTTGTCCGAAGCCTGTCCTGTGTAATGTACAGATTGTACATCGATATGATGGACTTCAGAAAGTCACGCTGCTTCATTGACTTTGGCAAGGTGTATTCTATTTTCATGATGTCCCCTTCTTCAAGTTCCACTGCCACAGGTACTGTGTTTCCTATCTTCAGTGATCCTATAGGTGCTATCACTACCTCTGACTGAATGTTCGGATTGTAGCCTACATTGCCTAGTGCCTGACCTGTGAGTCTCACCTCAAAGTAGTCATTCAAAGCAAGGTCTATTCCACCTGAAATCTCCACATTCCAAAAGTAGAACTGACCTGCTGAAATTAAGGAAGCAGTTCTAGTAGAAGTCAAAATAGGTGACCCATTTTTCAGCACAGAGACTGTCCATGTATTTTCTGTGAATGATTCTAGTGATTCAAATGACAGCCTAAGATTCAAGGTCAATCCTGTATTCAGGTTCTGTGCCTTATTCCATCTAAATCTAGTGCCTGAATTTTGGATCAAAAAACCTGCTGCTAAAGTACTGCTGAAATCAAGCAGCCTGGAGAATGAAGGTGTAGTAGTTACCTCCTGCTGATATAGCACAGGGGTTTGATCTAGCAGGGTAGTAGATTCCTTTGTGATCATCTTCTCTGCCGTCACTAGAATCAACTTCTTGAAGTAGAAGGATGTGAAGATTGGTGCTGTAATTTGGAAGCCTGCCTCATCAAATATTCTTGACAGGATTTCTGATACATATACAGCAGGCTTGAAGTTCCTAATAGGGTAGGTGACCCCATCAACACTGATGCCATAATCCACCAAAGGATAGACATAGTTTGTACCGCCTTCCACATATTCAGTCCTAGCCCATGATGCTTCAATATTCGCTTTATTCCAAACATGGTCATAGTCATCAAAATCAAGATCAGCTAATGTCTTATCCCCTAGTTCATGAAGGATGTCCCGAAGTCTTCCAAACACATTCACCTCATATAGGATATTCCCTGAAATGTTATTGATCTTCATCATCCTGATGACACCATCAAATATCTTGACATTGTCTAGGAAGATTTGTGCTTTGGCTTGCTTTGCAGGGTTGAAGTTCTGCCCTATGTTTACATCCATAGGGTAGTAGTCATTGGATACCGAAATATCAAAGATGTTCCCGAACAGACCCTGATTCTTTGAAGTTGATGGCAGCGTGATAGTCTTTGAATAGGATGTGTTTCTCCTTTCAATGTCAGTAACATCAGCCACCGAATAGGTGAATTCTACATCAATATTCCCTAGGGTATCTACCTCCACCCCTTCTACAAATAGTCTAGCACTCATATCACCTGTCGATTATTTTCAAGCCCAAATTCAAGGTCTAATTCTAAGTTGAATAGTTTATCAGTCGCAGTCTTTTTGATCTCGTAGGATGTCGCATTTGGCTTCACAGGAATCCATGATGGCCTGATGTAGTTATCATTCACAAGATTCAAATAGACCAAAGGTGAAGAGTATAGTTCCCTGATCAATTCGCTTTGTGCATCATTCAGGTAGTCAGATATAATCTTCCATGACTGCATCTCTTTTGTGAAGTAGACAGGGTTAGTGTTCTTCACTACTACCCCATTTGCCTCATAGATGCTGCCGTCATAGTTTCTCTGATAGCCCTTCTTTTCAATGCTTAAGGTAGTCTTATTCACTAGGTCAAAATTGAAGAAGTCAAAAGCCCCATATTTGTTTAGGTAGGCTATCCGCATAGGATCAAACTTCCCACATTCCTGAGTGTATAGGGTAGCAAATTTGTATCTTCTTGCTGATCCATTATTCCAATTCACGAATAACTGAATAGAGGCTACATTGCCTCCATAGGTCAAAGGGGTGATCTGAAAATAATTCACATTTGGGTAGACAGTCCCTGACTTTGCAATGAAGTAGGTCTGTGTGGTGGCATTATTGTAGGTCACAAGAAGTTCTACATTTGTCAAAAATCCTGTATTGATAAATCCGAATACCTGTGCATCTGATTCTCTGACCTTGATAGTATCCCATGCTGTCAAAGGCTTGTAGGTAGTATTGCTTGATCCATTGTATAGGTTCACATCAGCATACCAATCATCCAATTCTAGCAAAGGCAAAGCCCCTGCAAGGGCATACTTGGTGGAGGATACCACCTCAGATGCAAGAACTATCACAAATTCACCACCCACCTCATAGTACTCATAGCACTTCAGGTAGAAGCCCTTCAGAATGTTTGTGCTGTTTGAAGATGTCGCAGTCTCATAGAATCCCTTGGTGTATTCGAATTGGGTAGAAACAAATTTTGAGACATCAAATTCCACAGGATCAGATGCATCAGCAGGGCTGTCATAGTAGGCTGTGGTTATCAATTCATTTGCTGAATTGTAGACCTTGACTACATACTTGAATCCTACCTCTGTGGCATTGGTAGAAACTATCTGATAGTTTATCCTATTGAAAGCAGGAAGGATGCTGATGGATGGCTGTGTGAGGGTTATCATTTTGAAACTTTTAGAATGAGTGTATCTTGACCTAGTGTTCTAAGGTCTACTTGAAAATCAGGGGTAGCTTCATCTATGGATTTCTTGATGAACTGTCTGCCTTCAATACCATATTTCTTGATGTAGTAGGCTAGTCTTTTTGCTGAAGAAGAAATCTGTGGAAGCATCTGCCTACCTTCAATCAGGTTTGTGGCCTCTATCTCCATGTTCTTTCTCTGCATCCATCCCTGTAGCTGTTGCAAGGCTTCAGGTGGCATTCCGTAGGTTTTGTATTGGTAGAATTTACCTTCTGCATTTGGGTAGGTCTTCCTTCTGTTCTGAATACCCTTCACCCCTTTGTCTATGAAATCTGCATAGTCTACACCTACCTTGATTTCTATCCTGTACCCTGTCTTGGTTTCTTTTACCCCTAGAAAGTTGAAAGCCCCTTCCATAGCACCTGTATCTGAAGGTGCATTCTCTGAAAGTTTCAAGGCTAATTTTGCCCCTAGCTTTTCCATGGCCTGAGTCACATTCTTCACAAGCATAGCATCTACATCTTTGACATAGTTCACCCCTGATCGGGAGACCCCTCCGATGTTGATTAATCCATCTACTTTAGCTTGGCTTGCAGTGACCATTTTTTATATTCTAGTTCTTTGTGTTTGTTATAATCTTTCAAGTATGCTAGGCAGTTCAGGTATTCTACCACCTTCAATTCAAAGGCCTCATTCACGCTAATATTTTGGAAGTCTGCCACCTGCTTAGTGCTGAATACCCACCCCCACCTTCCCATGAATCCACTACCTTCTGTGCTAGTTCCTGATTGATCATTGAAGAGATTATAGTATTGCTTATTAATTCGCTGAATAATTGACAAAAAAAAAGCATACAGCCATAGACCTCAATGAACTTTGCATCTAGCAATTCATCTGCTACTACATCATGGGGAATCTTCCCATAGGGCTGATATCTCTTCCCCTCCATAGGTAGAAAGAAGCAGGCTGCAATCTTATTGAGTTGCATGATTTCACCTGAAAAGGCTAGGATATCAATGTACTGACCTGCTGTGATTTCGTGTAATTCATAGCAGAACTTGTACCGCTTATCCCCTACCTTCAGGAAGTCCACAGGCTTAGTCTCAGGGATATTATCAAAGAAAGATAGCTTCTCCCCATATTCGCTGATCAAGTCCCTGTACTTGAATGTGTCATAGTAGCTTTCAGGCTTGCCCTCCACTATGGAAAGCATCTTCTGCTGCTTCTCAATGATATTCAGATTCGTGTTGATCTCAATGTCATAGAGGCTGATGAATTGACCTACTGTAAGTTTATCCCACATAGCTAGAAATATATTTTGTTTGGTTTGTGTATTTATCTGAATGAGTACTTCCCTAGGTGGCTGTTCGTGATCTTATTCACCACCGAATACCTAAGTGCATCTAGGGCATGGTTGAAATTATCTACAGGCTTATTGGTGATCTGCCCATTTTTATCTTCTATGAATTTGTAGTTTCTCAGTTCCTTGATCATGTTGAAACTTCCTTCCATAGCATGAAGCCTGTATCTTCTGATGATGTCTATCCCTAGGTTGATTGACCCTTTGATGGTAGGCTTGACATTCCACCCCATCCTGTAGATTTCTTCAATGCTTTTAGGCTCTGCTGAATCCGCAAATATCTCAGTTGACCTGTCCAATCCTAGCACCTTGAATTCATTGGCTATGTCCTGATTGGTCATGCCTGTTCTATACAGAAGTTCTTCTGCATACATATCATCCCCTAGCAGGTAGGTTCTCACTAGTGAACTTGGATCATTGCTGAATCCGAAGTCAAGGCCATAGCTGACTAGCTTTGCTTCCTTTGGTATTTCTTTGCAAGTTTGGAAGGTGTACACAAGGCTTCTGCTCTGACCCCTTTCCCCTAGCCCATAGACCCTCCAATAGTTCTCATCTATCTCCTTTAGCCTTTCTATCTCCTGCTTGATCACATCCCCCAGGAATGGGTTATCCTTGTAGGTAGTCTGATAGAATTCTACATCTGACCTAGTCAGCACTTGGTCATAAATCCAATGAAATTCTTCTGATGGGTTATAGTCTAGGATCACCTTTTCATTCGTTCTGAAAAGTAGCTGCTGCCAATCTTCCTGACTTAGTTCGTTTGCTTCATTGCAGAAAAGTAGGTCACGCTTTCTACCCCTGATCTTTTGAGGCATATCTAGTGATATGAATTCTATCACATTGCCATTCAGCCTGTATTCATTCGCTGTCTTGCTGTGAAAGTCTTCTGAATAGATTTCATGATCCTTAATGATTTGGAAGAAGTCACGCATGACAGTACCCCTAAGTGCAGGGAATGTCTTCCTACAGATGGTGACTATCTTACCTGTGTTCTTTTCGCAGTATGAAAAAATGATCCAAAGCAGGATATTGTAGGTCTTCCCTGATCGAGTGCCTCCCTGCTGTACTACTATCTTTGTGGTGCTTTCTTCAAGGTGTCTGAATACCTTGTTTGTTTTTACCTTAGTGATCTCCATCTAGGATATTGACCTGAAAAAGTTTTTGGCCTTTCGAAGTGATATCTGTTTTTTGCTCAATCTTACCATGGGCAGAATCCATCAATTCCTTGTAGGCTTGTACATCTCCCTTCTTGGCTTTTTTAATTAGGGCTAATGTTATCAAGTCCTGCTGTTCTAGTTCTTCTACATGACCTGTCAAAGGATTCTTTTCCTTCTGTTTTACCTCGAGCCATTCCCTTACTAATGTAGAACGATTTCTAGAACCCTTTGGTCTTCCGCTAGGGTTTCCGCTTTCTCCAGGTTGAAACTTGTGCTGCTCTATATTTTCGGGGTTTGGCATCGCTGTATTTTCGCTGTTTAGTTGCTAGGTTCTTCTACTGATTCTACTGACTGCACAGGCTCTGCAAACTTCTCAATCAAGGTGTTCTCAATCCCTGCCTCATCTAGTAACTTCTTAAACAAATCTGCAAGTTGGAAGATTCCGTTTGGGTCTTCAAGTGTGATAGTGACAGTCTTCTCAGGGCTGTTGAAATTCAATTCAAATGATGCCATTTTTTATTTGGTTTTGGTTAAAATTAGAAAGGTAGATCATTGACAGGTTCAGGGCTGAATGCATTTGCCTTTGGAATAGCCTCATCCTTCTTGTACTCATTTAAGAAGATGCCTACATCCTTGCCGTAGTCATTAGCTTTGTCATAGATGTTGACATTGATGTTCACATACTTCTTCCCATTGTAGGTGTATGAATGTGTCTCTGCATCTGTTATGCAGATTGAAGCAGTCATCCAGGATTCACTCCTTTTCTTTCCGCTTCCTAGTCTGATTTTTGGTTTGTCGCTCATGTGTATTTTTATTTGGTTTTTCTTCTTCTCTTGATTGGTAGATTCTCAATCACAGGTGCTTCAAGTACTACAGGTACTTCTTCCTGAACAGGCTGATCTTCTTTATACCATGTGGTATTTTCTTCGTTCACATACCATCCATATAGGTATTCCACTAGTTCTGCCCTACAGCTACTGCACCAATGGGAGAACTGATGTGTCTTGTTTACATAGGTCAGGTACAGGTGTATCAAATCAGTATATACTTCTTTGGAATAGTTCCGAATGAAAGCGTGCTTCTTGTAACATTCGTACAGGTGGAAGTGCTTCTTGAATAATTCTAAATCTTCAGGTGTCATAGTTCAAATTTGTTAGTGAAATAATCTTCAATGATTAGGTACACAAAAGGTGTGCAGCTACTTATAAATATCGCATTTACCAAATCCGTTTTTAAGATTAGAAAAAACAGGCTGATCCAAAAGGACATACAGAAGGAACAGCTAAAAGGCTTGACCAA